TGAAACGAACGCGAAAGGTAGTTTTAAGGGATTTGTAATATCACATGAATCGCAGGTTAGTGGAGATCAACTACACTTGGCTGAACGTGCAAAGGCGTTCGCTGAAACGGTAGAAGAGGACAGCGTTTCGGACAGCAGTTTTAATGAAGAAAGTTCTTCAAAACCTGTAGCGCCTGACGTAAACCCAATATCATCCGTCGTAGATTAGGATTGAGGGGGCGGCGAAAGCCGCCTTTTCTTTAGAGTACTGTTATGCGTGACGAAACTCGCAAATACATAGCTGTCTTTAGTGGACTCGATGATGCTTACGCTATTTTGTTTTATAAAAAAAATGTAACGAACAAAAACGGAAAGCGTGAAGGGTACAACATAGTTTTTACTAAAGATGAAAAAAACAATTATTTAAGCAAAGAGGGAGTTATTCAACCTACCTTTGAAGAAGCGGTAGAAGGACACTTGACTGGGAGTGGTCCCAGTGTCGCAGTATTTCCCACGACACGTAACAATACGTGCGGGTTTGGTTGTATCGACATTGACCAGTATAAAGACCTTGACTTAGAAAGCATTATAGAAAACATAAAAAACTTTAACCTTCCGCTAGTGTTATTTCGATCAAAGTCAGGGGGGCTACATGCCTACTTGTTTTCTAAGCCAGCGGTCAATGCTGCAACGATGCAGGATGCTTTAAAAAACCTGAGTTCTTTACTCGGGTATTCTAGCTCTGAGATATTTCCAAAGCAGGCTGAGTTGCTTCCAAGTGATATTGGTAACTGCCTCAACGCTCCCTACGACAATGCCGAAAAGTCTACACGACATGCTTACAAGGCCGACGGTTCCAGAGCCACGCTAGAAGAATTTTTTGCGTTGTACGAAGAGGCTGTGCAAACGCCTGATCAAATCACGGCCCTTGGGTCTTACATGCCTTCTGAGAAGAGTTTGTTTGAGGACGGCCCTCCTTGTTTAAATATTTTAACGCAGGGAGGTAAAACTATTGCTTCTGGCAACCGTAACAACGGATTATTTAATATCGGCGTGTATCTAAGACTTAGGTATCCTGATAGCTGGGAAACCGAGATATACGACTATAATAAAAAAGTTATTGATCCCCCGCTTAATCGCACCGAGATCGAAACGCTAATAAAATCTTTATCTGGGAAAACATACCATTACAAATGCTCAGACCAGCCTATATGCAATCATTGTAATAAAGAGGTTTGTCTCACAAGAAGATTCGGGGTAGGCGGAGATAAGATATGTACTATAACAAATCTACGCAAATACGACTCAGACCCTCCCTTATGGATACTGGACATAAATTCAAAAGGGCTGGAGCTTTCCACCGACGAGCTTTTAGACCAGAACCGTTTTGCTCGCGCTTCTATTGAGCAGCTTAACCTTCTTCCTCCTACGGTAAGCAAGAGGACATGGCAAACCACCCTGACAGAGCTTTTGTCTCAAATGGTGGAGTACCAACAAATACAAACAGTTTCACCAGAGGTTTCGCTTAGAGGACAGTTTAACGAGCATCTAAGAGACTTCCTGCATTCTCAGCAAAGTGAGAATAAAGAAGAGATTTTATTACGACGACCTTATTATGACGAAGAACGAAAGGAGTATGTATTTCGGCTCAAGGATCTTGACGCTCATTTCAAGAGAGCTAAGTTTATTGCTTATAAATCCTTGACAAGTATTTCTGCTCGCCTGCGGGAACTAGGAGGAGAGTCTGCACAACTAAAACTAAAGGACAATAGGAACATCCGTGTATGGAAGATACCTGAAGAAGATTCAGACACCGAGATAACTGCGGCGGAGTTTAAAGAAGAAGAGGTTCCGTTTTGACTACACACAAGGTCTTTGGTCCTCCCGGTTGTGGGAAAACTTATTTTTTATTGGAACAGGTAATGAAGCGTCTAGAAGATGGCGCTCAACCTTTGACTATCGGCTATCTTGCCTTTACACGAAAAGCGCGGCAGGAATCTAAACAAAGAGCTATGAAGACTTTAGGGTTAAAGGAAGACGAGGCAGAAGACCAGCTTATGTATTTTCGCACACTGCATTCGTTAGCTTATAAATTGTTGCCTAAAACAAACACGCGGCTTTTAACTACGGCAGACTTATCTAAGTTTGGACGCAGGGTGAATTTAAGCTTTCAAGCTAATCTTGACGAAGAGCAACGTATAAAAACAAATGACCCTGTGGTAAATTTATTAAATCTATATCGCGTTAAGAAAACAACTTTAAGGCATGAGTATAACCAAACCAAGCTTAAAGAAACGTGGGAGCATGTAGACTTTATAGACCGTTCTTATCGACAGTTTAAAGAATCCCTTTCTTTAATTGACTATACAGATTTGCTGACTGCTTTTGAGGCGCAAATGGATTTTCTGCTTCCGAAAAACTTTAGTTTGATTTGTGTGGATGAAGCACAGGACTTAGCTCCTATACAGTGGGCTATTGTTGAAAAGTTAAAAAACCATACGAAAGACCTTATGGTTGCTGGTGACGACGACCAAGAAATATTTTCTTGGGCTGGTGCAAGCGGAAAGCATTTCCTAGAATTTGAGTCTGAGGACACCTTGGTTTTATCGCAATCCTACCGCGTTCCCAGAGCAGTTCATAAATTAGCTGTTTCCATAACTGACCGAATACCTTCCTCACAGCGACAACATAAAGAATACTTACCTACACCATACGAAGGATCTGTCAGTCGTATTAACTCGCTACAAGAAACTGATTTTAGCTCTGGTGAATGGTTGGTTTTAGCCCAAGCCAATTATATGCTGGATGCTGTGGCAGAAGAACTCAAGAGCGCTGGGTATTTGTTTAGCAGAAACGGTAATCGATCTATTAGCTATAACTTAACCACCGCCATTACTGGGTGGGAAAGTGTTCGTAAAGAGGGTAGACAAATACCTGTGAGTTCCGCCAAGATAATGTATAGTTATATGAGTGGGAACGGAGGCAGGATTAAAAGAGGATTTAAAAAAATAAACTTGCCTGATGAAGAGTTGGTGACGTTTGAAGATCTGCAAACACACCACGGACTTTTAGCGAATAGAGATGAAATTTGGTCCGAGGCTCTTGACCATAAAAAGTTTACTGTAGATAAAACATACATAACTTCTATTTTAAGAAAAGGGCATGACAGTTTTCATACAAAAACCCCTCGGATACAACTCAGTACAATCCACGGCGCAAAAGGTGGTGAATGTCAAAACGTGGTTTTATATCGGGACTGCACTACCGCTAGTTTGCAGAACAGTGAGAGCAGCGAGTTAAACAGGGTTTTTTATGTAGGGTTAACCAGACCCACAGAAAACCTTTATTTAGTGGAACCACAAGATACTAATAGGAGCTTTATAATATGAATAGAAACGAAATCTTATTGGAAGCGCAACGCTTGATAAATACCGATAGAGCAGAAATTTATGGCCCTGCTCTGGAGAACCATCAAGACATCTGCACTATGTGGCAAGTAGTCATAGACCGATGCGACGGACGATTGAAACCACATCACGTTGCACTTATGATGTCTCTCTTAAAAGTGTGTAGGCTATGTCGAACGGAAACAAACGACTCATTTGTTGATGCCGCAGCTTATATTTCTTTGTCCGGCGAAATGTCTGAAACGCAAAACACTAAACAACTAGAATTATTAAAGTAAATGGTACGCAGTCATCTGGCAGAGACTTTAAGCTTTGGGAGCAAGTCGGAAGGTGATTGGCTTCCTCCTGAAATAGACTCCTTACCAAACATAGATCAGCCTATGCGGTTTTTGGCATTAGACGTGGAGACCTCGGACCCTCTCCTAAAAACGAACGGTCCGAGTTGGAAATTTCCCGACCAAGGATTTATTTGTGGTATAGCTCTTGCTACCGCAGATTGGGAACTTTACTTACCCATACGGCATGATTCAGGAGGGAATTTACCTGTCTCCAGCGTCAAGAAATATGTGCAGCGAGCGATAGATAATACTGAGAATTTAATTTGCCATAACGCCAGCTATGATTTGGGCTGGCTTAAACGAGAAGGGTTCAAGGTCGATGGCCCTCGGATCATTTGCACAATGGTTACGGCTGGATTATTGGAAGACAGATATTCACTAAGCCTTAACAGTGTGGCGTTCGATTATCTCGGAAAAATAAAGAGTGAGCAAGAACTAAAGGATGCCGCAGCATCGTTTGGATACTCCAACCATAAATCTTGTATGCACAATCTTCATTCGTCGTTCGTGGGTGCTTATGCAGAGTGGGACGCTCGGCTCTG